ATAAAATCATGCTCCATTTCGCCCTCGTTGATTAGCATTTCTGCAACCTCTGCCTCAGTATATACCTTATCAAATTGCGCATCATTTAATCCTAAGTAAGCTGCAACATCATTATCATTAAATCCAAATCCATTTTTAAGCATTAATGATGCTTGATCCTTACTCAATTTACACTTTGTTTACTGTCTTACTATCCTGTTGATTTGTTGATGCTGTCTGCCGGTTAAATTAGTTAGAACACTATTAATCGCAGGTACATCTGATAATGCCTCCTCAGCTTCCATAGCTGCAGGCTTTGTATCTGTTCCTGTTGTTGATGGATCATTATACTTTGTTGTATCAACTCCCATCTTTTCTAATAACCATGATTTTGGCGCAGCTTGTAACAATACTGCATCGCTGATATCTATTCCTATTGGATCAACAGATCTAATAAATAATTCAGTTTCAATGCCTACAAATTTTGCTAAGTAATTAAAAACCTTCTCGATTGTTCTTTGCTTATGCGAAACGTAAGTATTATTGAATATATCGTAAGCAATTTTCAATTCATTCCTACTTCCTAACTTACCAGGTTCAGCTATTCCAAATAATGCAGGAGTAGTGATTTGATGACCAGCCATAAGATTAGCTGTAATTAATGCATCAACCTTAGCAAAATCTTCCTTAGTCAAATCAGAACTTCCCAAATCTAAGATTGTTGGAGCCTTTGATATATCGTTATTAAATGTTACAACTATTTTGCTGCCATCTGCTCCAGTGAATTTTTTTTCTAATCTTTTATGAATATCTCTTTGCATTTCCGGAGCTGGTTCCCCATTGAAAAAATTAATCATCTTTGATGCGCTGAATCCTGTCTTAGCATTTGTTAAAGTATGCTTTGAAACCTCCATATCACTTTCAACATAGTTAATACATCCTACATAATTTGGCAAAGGATATGTCCTTAATCCTGGCCTATACTCTTTGTATTGAAATATAGATGAGCAGTTAATCTCTTTGCTGTTAAATGCAGGGAATTCAGCTATTGAATCTCTTTGATTTGTCCAGTCATTTTTATAAAAGAACATTGAACTATCTTCATTAGCTCTTACTCTGTTAAAATCTAAATGATATATATCTGCAATTTGTCCCAATTTATTTGGAATCAAATTCAAGTAAAACCCTCCGAAAATCTCAATATCAATCACACATTTTTTAACAATATCATTCAATGATTCGCCGGCGCTATTTACTTTGAAAATGAATTTATCTGTGATAGCATCCTCAACTTTTGCGTATACCCCTTCTCCGAAAATATAAGTTACTTTACCATTGATGATAGCATTATGTTTAGCTGACTTATTATAAAGCTTCACTAAGTAATTTGGATAATCGTTATCCTCGCCGAACCAGGTATATTTTTTTCCCCTAACTTCTTTGAACTCAGGGATCTTTGAATCATCAAATTTTAAAACCATTATATTATCCTGCATATTGTGTGTAGTTTGTTGCTGCATTATATTGTGGGAATGTGAATCCTGCAGCACTGTTGAAATCCATCTTCCCTGTTTCGATTTGTCTTAGGCCCTCAACATTAGTTGTACTAATGGATGATTCATAAATTGAATACACATATTTACCCAATGAAGCACTATCGAAATAAGTGTGGCTAATAAAGTATTCATTATATCTATATTGAAAATTGCTAAGATCTAATGTTGAATTCAAACAAAATTTAACTACTTCTTTTGTTGTTTCATGTGTGAACGCGAATACATAATAAGGATTACTGATAGTTGTTCTATCAGTTAAAGTAACAATGACATTCTTATCCTGGCCCTTAATTAATTGTAGCATTTGATATATATATCAATTCGAGCTTTTTGTGTCAATATATAGACATAAAAAAACCCCACTATATTAGTGAGGCCTTTTATATTTTGTCCCAATTATTTGAATAATTGTGATATTATCCTGCAGTTGTAAGAGCTGTTATAACTCCTGAAGCAACTTCCTGAGCCATTGCTGGTTCGTTACCTGCAAACTCTAATGAATATCCTGATCTATCTCCCATCTTTGTTCCTGATTCTCCCTTAGCTGAATTCATTACTAATCCATTTGTTAAGCCTAAGATGAAACCTTTGCCGTTTCTATCAACAACAACTGAAACCAATAGATTAGCAGCTAACAAAGAGATTTCATTTCTTGTATTTGCTTGTAACTTATTAAGGATGATTGATAACTTTTGAGCTGAGTAAACTGTTCCGTTTTCCTCATTAACTGTTAACGCATCTTCAAACATTGAAGTTTGCTTAACAAGTTGATATTTGTAGAACTTTTTACCTGCTGCCTTAGTTAGTGCAGTGATAACTCCTGAAGCTTCTGTGTAAGTTGACAAGTTGCCTAACTCCATGAAGTAAACTTCTTTGATACCTCCAACACTATCTCTGCAATCGAGATTATAATTCTGTGTTAATGCGCATGGCATAGTTGTAAAATTTAATTATTTTAAAAATAAGGAAGGAGAAACTAATCCCCTTCCTTCTATATCATTATACTAAGATGAAAGAAACTGTTTCATTAGGGAATGCAACCTGAACTCCCAATTTCCACTCAGCTACGAAACGAACTTCCATTGCTTCTTTTGCGTAGAATATTTCCCACTTATCTTCTTCTCCTAAGATATCGCAACCTAAGAACATGTTAGATGTTCTCATTGCATACAATTTATTAGTACCATCTAATCCATGAACTGCAGTAACTTTATAAGCTGTACCTGGAACAACGAACTCGCCATTTGCATAGCTCAATTCTGATTGGCCATAGTTGAAGTAATTTGCAACTACATAACCATCAACGATAGCATCAAATGCATCCCAACCACAGAAAATTCTAACATCTTTCTTTCCTTTAACTTTTGCAGGTAAAGCATTTTTGATGTTTCTGATAATTGTTAACGCATTAGATGAAGTGATTCCTGTTGCAGTTGTGATGCTGGTAGTGTTACCATTTACTGATGCAGATGAATCTAATAACAACTTAGCAAATCCCATAAACTTATTTAAGTTTACATCTGCAGATCCTGTATCTCCCTGCCATACTGCTGTCTCTAATTGCTCAGAAATGATTCCAGCTTTTAAATCAGTGTATTGCTTTTCGAAAGGGATAGCCTCAGGAATTGAACCAGCAGCCAAAGCTAACTGAGTATATTTAGCCTCTAATGTCTTAGGACATAAACTCTCATGAACTTTGAACTTACCTACAGTCAATGTTCTTTGTGTGAAAGAACTTGTACCGGATGAAGTGAAACCACATGTGCCTCCTGTTTGGAAGATTGCATCTGTTGATAATACGTTAACTGTCTCAGCAGATTTAACTGAAGCCATTACGTTGCCAGCAGATTGAATGATTGATTGTGTCTTTGCATCGAACAAAGAACGCGTAACTAACAATTTCTCATTTTGAATTGTATAGTCAGAAAGTGCGCTTACATTAAATGACATAATTTATTTTTTTTAGGTTTAGGATTAATTTTTTATATTTTTCATAGCCTCAACAATAGCTGAAAATCTCTCATCTTTTGCGATAGCTCTTTCGTTTGTGTATTGATTAGAAACTTTTGCGATTGGTTCAGCCATTGGAGCCTTAGCCATTTGCTCAACTAATGCCATCATTTGTTTCATGCCTTCGCCATGATTAGCCATAGTTTCTTCTAATTTTTGGCACTTAGTTGTGATTGCTGCCATATCAGCTTCCATCTTAGCCATTTTCTCATGCACTGGAGCCAATATAACTTCAGGAGTAGCAGCAGGCTGTGGAACCATTGCCAAATCAGAATTAACTTCCTGATCTTGTGCTTCCTCTGCAGGAGAACTGATCTCAGTAATCTTACCTGCTGAAGTTTGAATAATTGTTCCGTCTTGTAATTGATGCTCGCCATCCGGAGCAGGAGCGCCATTTAATGTAACTGTTCCTCCGATTGCTAATTTGTCAACAGAGATTTTTGTTCCATCTTGTAAGATGTAATCAGTTACAGCTGTAACATCAGGATTCATAGGAGCAGCCATTTCAAATAACTGCTTAATTTTATTGATCGTTTCTTGATAATTCATGAAATAATTATTTTTTATAAATATGAATTGATTTCTTTTGTGTCATTTAACATTTGAGATTAATTGCTGAATCTCCTCGTATAGCTCTTTAATGCTAATTTCTTTTTTCTTATACTCGAATACTCCTTCAACAGAAAAACCTTTTATCTCGCCTGTCTTTACCTTTGCCCATACTTCAGGATTGTTGACCTTAACTCCAATAAACCAGGATCCATCCTGTGCATCTTCAAATCCTTTTGGAGCTGGCCTTCCTTCTGCATTATCTACAATGTAACTTTGAAACACGAATACATCTGTTACCTTCTGCATAGGATCATGCATAAGATTAAGATTGCTTTGATACCCTTTCTCAAAGTATTTCTGCGCTATCTTGTAGATTGTATCTTTATTAAATACAACATTATATTCGCCTAACTGATTATCATTTCTATAGATAGGAACATTTGCCAACATAGCTGGCCCAAAAAGCTCCTGCTTTTCATCATTCGCCTGGAACGATAATGATAGGAATTTATGACCTATAGATCCCAATTCTTTCACAACATCTGAATTGTTATCATAATGCTTTGTGATTCCTAATTCTTTTATCTTTTCAACCTTTGCTTTGTTGCTACCTGTAGCATAAACTCTGCTCTCAGGTATGCCTAAATCTTTTGCTGTTTGTAGCATTCCTGTCAGCTCATTTCTTGCACTGATGATATAAAGTGTAACTCCTTCATCAATCAATTTCTTTGCTAATGTTTTGCCTCTGTCTGTAGAAAGTGTATCATCATAATCAATGCTAACCTTAGGCCCTGCAAAATGTTCTTTCCAAATTGAATAGCAAATTGCAGATGCCTGCTCAGAATCTTTGCCCTCTCCTACTACATATGAAATACAACGAGGAATAAAATCAGTTTCATGTTCCCCTGATTTTGGTTCAACGAATTCCTCACGAAATGCCATCCAATTTTTCTCTATGGCCGGAGCATCAACCATCGCAATGAAATCAACTTGCAAATCACTATCAACAGAATCATCAATAATTAATTGATATGTCGGTATATTTTTTTCCATGTCTATATATATTTTAATTTTGTTTTTTTGTCATTAAGCTAATCGCGCAGCTCTGTTAATTCTGTGCATTCTCTGTTGACCATTCTCAATGTCTGTCTCTACAACGTAAGCTCTCGATGCTGTCGCACTCATTGAATCTATTGTGTCTTTGCTTAAAGTTGTAGTCATAGCCTGAGGCGATGGAGTTAATGGAGATGAAGTTGAAAGGCTTCCTCCTGTCGGATTTGTTCCTCCTCCTCCTCCAGGAACTGGAACTGAATTAATTTCTTTTACTGCCTTTAATCCTGTTGCTAATATTGCGCCTACATTTATCGCCTTTGCCACATAATCAAATGGAGATGGCAATGTTGATTTCGCAGCCAATGCATCTGTTACTCCCTGATAAGTATTTATCAAAGCTGCTGCCGATGCGAATACTTTACCTGCTGCAGTGTTTTTTCCAACAATAGTAGTAAGATTATTCAACGCATCGCCAGTTTCTTTCATCTGATCCTTCTTAAGCTTCATTGCTTTTTCATCAATGGCTTTCTTTGCCTTTGCTGCATCATCTTCAATCTTCACTCTTTGTGTCGCAGTTTGTTTGTCAAATGCCAATAATGCAATTGATGAAGCTCCTGAATCAACTAACTTTTGCCTTTCTAATTCTCTTGATTTATTGAAATATTCCAACTCTATTTCGAAAGTAGCTTCTCCTTTTGCCCTTTGATTTTCAATCTCAGCCTGCAAATATTTCTCGTAATCTGTTTCAGCCTGTGCTGCATTTTTATCTCTATCAGCTTGCTCTTTCTTTGCCTTCTCATCTTTGTTTTTTTGTGTCATTAGATACAACTGTGTATCTCCATTCTGTGTTATCTGCATTAATAATGACTGATATTCAACAAGATTTATTTTCTTTTCTTTCAAATCCTTTGCAGCCTGTTCCCTATCAGCTTGCAACTTCAATCCTAATTGAAATTTTTCTTTTTCAAATGCATCTGTTATCAATAATAATCTTTCATCATTTTCCATCTTCTGCATCTTCGCCATAAAATCTTTATGATTCTGTGCGATATCTTGTAATTTTTTTGCATGTTCCGATGCTTTTTGCTCCCTGTCTTTTTGAGCAGCTTTTCTATCAGCCTCATCTTGTTTATCTAAACTTTTCTCCAGCTTATTTTGCGCCCTTTGTTTATCTGAATACTCTTTACCACTATTTATGCTTTGCTTTAATGCATCCTCAACATCTTTCATTTTCTTTTTATCAATCTTTTGCAAAGCATCATCAAAAGCCTTTGATCCTTCTTCTAATCCTGTCTTTAATAATTTATCATACTCCTTTTGAACATTGGCCATTTTTACTACTTGTTCAAGATTTTGCCTATCCAAATCAGCTTTTTTCTTATAATATTTTTCAATATCTTCTCCTGATTCTTTTAATGCTTTTTTCTTTTCTGCATATGTTGCATTCTCATCGGACATCACTTCCTTTGATTTTGCTAATCTCGCATTCATAGCAACCTGCTGGATTTCTAATACTCGCATTGAATCAGCAATTTCATCCAAAGCATTACTTGCATCCTTACCTCTTTTAAATGCATCAACCATTGAATCGCCGAATTTCTCTGTAGCTTTTTTCCCTTCCTCCATTGCTCCTTTGAAATTCCCTGTTAATAAATTTCCCATTGCATTTGCAAAATGCATTATCCTTTGTTGAAGCTCATCTATTATTGAACCTATTCCATCCATAATAGCCTGGAACTTTTGTGATCCCTCATCAGTTTTATTAAATGCATCAAAAATGGCTTTCAATATTAATACTAATGCAGTCAATATTAATACAATAGGATTCGCAGCTAACTTTAATAATTGGCCCTGAAAAGATGAAGCTCCCTGTTCTGCTCCTTTTAATCCAGGAATAGTATCCATCAATCTACCTTTCAATACTCCGAATGCTCCTCCGGATGAATCTGTTGCCTTATTTAATTGATCTGTTGATTCCTTTACTTTCTTTTGTGCTTCCTTATATTCATGCGAACCAATGGCAGCCTCATTCATTTGCCTTTTAGATTCCTTCAATGAATTTTGCAAATCATTTATTGACTTACTGGCCGAACTACTATCGACCGATATTTTGGCGCCTATTTCTATCTCTGACATAATTAATATACTTGTTGAATGATTTTTAATAATTCTACTTTACAAACATCTCTCGATATTGCATTATAATTCTCTATTTTATTTAACCTAAATAATACCCCGTTGATATAGATAGGATTGCTGAAATCCAATTTTGCAATATCAGCTTCATTTAATCTGAATGTCGCAATTAATAACCTGCTATCCTGATCAACAATCTCATACATATATGGCAGCCAATAAATATTGAATTGATTAACATTTATTGTTCCTATTGCAGGCTTGAAAAAATACTCATTCATAATCCCAAAATTCAAATCATTATTGCACTCATAAGGATCATCAAAATGACCAGCATAAGGATATTGATTAAATCCCTCAATAGATCCTCCATTATTTTTAACCTCCCAATACCCACAATCAAGAATTTTAGTTTGTAGAATTCTAATATTGCTATCTGTATTTTCCTCAGTGTAAGGCCCATTACCTGTGCGCTTCATTATTGTTGAATATATTTTATCCTGTCCTGAATATCCAACTAATGGAGTACCTGAGAATATTAATTCAACTGCTGTTCTGTCTTTTGCAAATTCATATTGAGTATCAAAAATGTATGAGCCATAATTATTATTATATCTTTTCTTATATAAATCATTATAAAAATCAGAATCATCTTTGAACTTGTAATCGTAATATCTTGAATTCAATTCTGATAATGGCTTAATTGTAATCGGTTTGCCTACATCCATTTTGTATGTCCAATCTATTTTATTATCGAACTCCATATAATCTATATAAGGCTTAATAATTAAA